CTATTTGCCTACTACGGTTTTTGTTGGAAGTAAACTATTTTCCATAATTTGTGCAGCCTCTTTCCCCTTTCCCTTGAAAAAATAAGAATATATATTTAATGTAGTAGAAGGATTTGAATGTCCGAGTACACCGGCAACCGTTCTGACGTCCATGTTATTTGAGATAAGGATAGCGGCAGCAGAGTGCCTCAGTCCATGAGGAGGAATGTTATCCGGTATCTTATCTTTCTCATTCTCCACAGCGTATTGATTATAGATACGGATGATGCGTTTAAAGGTAGTGTATGGGCTGCATATATGCATTTGGTTTCCGTTCGCTTGAGTGAAAATAAAGTTCTTATCGTAGTCACTCCCTTTATAACCCAACCATGTTTCTCCCTTTTTGAAACATTGCTGTATTTGCTCTGCTTTCCATGACTTGGCTATTTCTATCACATATGGAGGAAGGGTATTTTCCCGTATGTTGTGAGTTTTTGTATCTTTCAAACCCATTGTACCATCAACATAATCGGTAGATTTATCTATATTGATTTCACACGTTTCCATGTTAAGGTCATTCCAGGTCAAAGATACATTCTCACCTCGCCGGTCACCAGCAAAAAGAGCTATGTAAAAATATAGTTTCCACTTATTAGGAACTTGAAATGTCTGAACATATTCTTTCACGCCATACTGCTTACCACGAACCGTAGTCTTATGCTCTTTGTGAACAATCTCAATTGGACGTTCCAGAGCGTCAATGAGGCGTATTAACTGCTCCATGGTGAAATACTTAGGCAAGGCCTCTTTCTTGGCTTCTTTGCGCCCTGTAACCTTTCCCGCATATATCAGCATGTTCATGTCAAGCAGCCCCTCTGAAACAGCGTAGCTTAACATGGCACTTATTATTACACAATCTTTTTTGATGGAAGAGTCAGATAATGGTTTTTTTGTTTTGGGATTGCGGTATTCAGCCTTAAGCATTTTCTTATAATTCTTAACATCATTGTTTCTAAGGTTCCCAATTTTGATATGTCCCATTGCAGGGATGATTCGATTATCAAGCCTGTCTTTGTAGTCTTTATAAGTAGTCCTGGCAAGAGTGGGAGGCTTCATATCTTCCAGGTACAGTTTGGATAGTTCATACAATGTCATTCGAGCGCCTTTTATATTTTTACCTGATTTAACATCTCTCTCAAAATCCACAACAAATTCGTTGAGAGCTTTATCAATTGCTTTTTGCGACATTCCAGGTTCAGGTTTCCAGGTTTCTGTTTCTGTAATTTTCTTTCCACTACTATCATATCCATTACTTACAGTAATTTCATAGCTGCTTCCTCGTTTTCGTATGCTTGCCATATTAGTCATCCTTTCTAAAAAAGAGTATAAAAAATACGCCATTGCGGATTTTGGCGCAGGATGATATAATATAGGTGCGAATCTGATATTATTCATCCGGGCAATCCGGCAATAGTATCTATGTGATAAGCTCTGGGAGTTGGTAGCTCCTGGGGCTTTTATTTTATATATTTAAACCAGTCTCAAATCAAGTAATTCAGATGGGAAGCCTGTACAATTACAAAATTGTTCTTCGGTATATCCAGAGAATTCTTCCAGCATATCATCGTCAATCAATAAATAAGCAGCAAAAATATTGGCCTGTTTTTCGATTCGTGACGTTAGAAGAAGTGTTTTGCTTTTCATAAAAGTACAATTTTCTTTTGGGTGCATGATTGCATGTCCTAATTCATGCGCCAGAACCACACGGAGAAATACGTCATCATCAATGTCTGAATTGAGAAATATGTATTTTCTACGTTTAAGTAATTTGTAGAATCCAGCAACTACATCTTCTAACGGCATCCTAATAATGGTTACACCGAGATAGTCAGCAATTTCCTCCGGGTCATCAGTTCCGTATTTTCTTTTCAGAAATGATACCAGTTTCGGTATTCTTATATTATTCAAAATTCATTCACCACCCAAAGGGCCTAATCTTTTTCTGGTCTAGGCTTATACTTGTATGGCCGATACGTTTCCTTATTCTTTATTTTGGCATCCTCCAATGCTACTTCAATTGCATTTCTCAGCAAATCAATTTTGTTTTTCGGAATAGGCTGGTCATTGTAATATAGAGGGCCATCCGTATCATTTGCTATCTCTTCCATTATACGATCCAGGTCTTTTGCAATGTCACGTTTATCACGTTCATTAAGTTTTGGATTTTCTGGCAGTGTTTCCTCAATTCCGGTCATGAGGTAAGAAAGTGAGACACCCAGATAATCAGCGATTTTTTGTAATTTTGGTGGTTTAGGTATACTTCGCCCATTTTTCCAATCGGTAAATGTGGACCTGGTAATGCCAGTCCCTTTAGCGATATCGGCATCTTTATAACCCTTAGAATCTCTCAATTCGCAATATCTTTCATACATCCTATATCCTTTCTGAAAAAATTCTGAAATCATTACAAAAAGGCATTGACAAATTTTGAAATCCGTACTACAATGTAAATGTGTTCGGAAATCAAAACAGAATTTTTTCTATATAATTTGCCCGCAAACATATTATAACTGATTTCCGAACTAATTGCAATAGAAATTCGAAAAATAGAACAAAAAATTGGAGGTGAAAATGTGTATAAGAAGTATGTTGCTCTTAGAGACTCTAAAGGTGTTACAGACTATAAGGTATCAAAAGAAACTGGTATCACAAAGTCTACATTTACTGATTGGAAAAATGGGCGAAGTATACCTAAGATGAAAAAGTTAGTGGCTTTAGCTAAGTACTTTGGCGTCTCTGTAGAATACTTTGAAGAAGATGAATACGGAGGTGGAGATAATAATGTGTGATTTACCAAAACTCCGCGGAATCAATGAAAGCTATGCATGGCTTCAAAAGCAGGACCCGGAGACACAGCTTACACTTAAAGGTTACACCATATTAGTAAAGACAGGTGTGATACCAAGTGTAAGGCGCGGGAAAAAGTATCTCATTGATATTAACACTCTTCCAGATTCCATAAAGCGTTGGGTTGATTCGGCTATGGAGGAAGTAAAAAAAAAAGATGTGGAAAATTTGAAGCCGAGAACACCTATGGCTGCCACTGAACGTAGACGTGGTGGTGGAAAATATGGGCAGATTAAGTCAATAGGATAGGAGGTGGATACCAATGAGCCTAGCAGACATCAGATACATGCCCCTAACTACTGACCCGTCCCGCCAGCGCCGTGACATTATACCGGAGCTTACCCAGGCCAGCATATGGCTGGAGGGTGGGCTGCATGAGGCACGTAGGAGCCAGAAGGATGCGGAGTGGATGATAGTGGCCCTAACGGTCATGCTTGCAGTGACAGTTACGCTCCTGGTCCTTACCTGGGCCGGGTACATACCTATAGGAAGGTGGTGAGCACAGTGAGGATATTAATACCCGGAAGCAAACTTAACTCTCAGGAGCAGCTTGAAATGGCAAAATATCTGGTCAAAGCCGGATATGCTGTCAGTATCACCAAGGGGAAAATCCAGAATGGTAAGTCTGTTACCTATATTAATTACAACATAGCGGAGGTGCAGGATGAGCAGACGCAGAAATGGGACAAACCATGCAGCGGTAGCCCTGGGGATTAATCCCTATGGGTGGGGAAACGGAAAGGCAAGAAAAAGGCCGAGGGAGGTGCGAACTCCAGTCGGCCAGATAAAAAATAACTCTACGGATAATATAACACATATGGAAGGGGATTGTAAAGATGGCAAAAGTATCTGATATCCGAATGAATAACGTGCCTGCTGACCTGTTCATTGAAGGGCAGATGGCAGTTGAAAGAATCAAGGCAGTACAGGAATACATTGATTCTGTGAAATATACAGATGATGATGCCATATTCAGCATCCTGGGGATAAAAAAGAAAGCGCAGCAGGAGGCCGGGGATAATGCACCCTTACCATTGTGATTCCTGTGGTTGTTATCTTGAACCGGGAGAGGGACATATATGTGATGAGTGTCAGCAACAGGAGACAGAGCGCAGGGAGCGTAGGCGGTCCGCACAAGATACCATCCACTTAATGGATGGGTGGCAATATGAACTAAATTTAGATGGAGGATATTTGTATGGAGAACAGTAAGAATAGAATCGAGGAATTATTATTATCAACTGGCAGGCTGGGCATTGCTGACCTTCTAGTGGAAATGGATGAGATGGGATTTTATACAGCGCCATGCAGCACACAGTATCATCTGGCCTGCTCCGGAGGACTGGCCGAGCACAGTTTAAATGTGTATGAGCTGATGGACAAACTTTCCAGCCTCCTGTATCCAGAAGTGGATAAGAGTAGCGTCATTATATGTGCGTTACTTCATGACCTGGGAAAGGCTGGTCAGTTTAGGAAACCAAACTATGTGGTTAATATGCTTAAGGGACGTGGCAAGAATGCAGAGCCATATCAGTCCCCCACAAAGCCGTATATTGGAAATCCAGAGCTTATGTATATTGACCATGAAGTCCGCTCCATACAGATTGCAGGCCGTTATATTAACCTGACGGAGGCTGAGAACTGGGCAATACTGATGCACAATGGTATGTACGGCAATTTCAAATACCAGATACAGGGTAAAGAAACGCCTTTGTACCTGTTGTTACATATGGCTGATATGTGGGCCAGCCGGGTGATGGAAAAGGAGTGTGAAACGGATGGAGAAGGCGAAGCTTGAATTTCGGCTGCTGAAAAAGGATGAGATTGATTGTAGGATTGCGACGGTATCCCAAAATGGATTGTCCTTGCTGCTGTATAAGGATGCCAGAGTAGACCAGAACATACTTGATGAGACAGTAGGCCCCATGGGTTGGCAACGAAGACATTGCAGGGATAATGCAAACTGTATTGTATCCATATGGGATGAGGAGAAGGGGCTGTGGATTGAGAAAGAGGATACCGGCACAGAAAGCAACACCGAGAAGGAGAAGGGCCTTGCCTCTGACAGTTTTAAGCGGGCCTGCTTTAACTGGGGTATTGGCAGAGAGTTGTATACTGCTCCTTTTATCTGGATTAGCAAGGATAACTGTGAAATCTGCGAGAACGGTAAAGACCGCAACGGCAAGACGAAATATAGCTGCTACGACCGCTTTTATGTATCACGTATCGGATATGATGATAACCGCAACATTAATGCGCTGGAAATCAAGAGGCGCAAGAGCAACAAAGTGGTATACAAGCTGGGACAGATTGAGAGTCAGCCGGAGGAACAGGAGTCTAACCTGATTACGGAGGCACATATAAACACACTGTTTTTTGAGTTGCAAAGGACAGGGGTTGGTAAGACCAGAATCCTAAAAAATTATCAGTTGAATGACATCCATGAAATGAATATAGAACAGTTCCGAGATGCAATGAATGTCCTGAAAAAAAAGCCGGATAAGCCTACCACCCCAGACCCTGAGACAATCCCGCCAGATGACCCTGAGTCAGGTCTACCATGGAATTAAGAGGAACAACGTATGGATTGTAAGGGGATGCTAAAAAGTGTCACAAAGGATTGGATTACTGGACGGTTCCTGCTTACGTTTGAAGTTGACAGCGATGTAAGCAGCGACATCAACAAGCTGGCCGATAAGATGTTGACACTTGCCGTCAAAGTCTACAGGAAGAAACGCAGCCTGGACGCAAACGCATATTATTGGCAGCTCATCACAAAACTGGCTGAGGCATCCGGGATAAGCAAAAACCGGGCGCATAATCTCATGCTCCGCCGTTACGGAAAGTTGGAGGAAGTGGACGGCCATCTTATATATGTTGTTGTGCCAGATGATGATGAGGGAGAGAACAAGGCCCTGGAGGCAGAGACATACCACATCAAGCCAACCGGTGAGGTTAAGGTTGCCAGTGACGGAACCCCATTTCGCACATACATCATGTTGCGAGGGTCCAGTACTTACGATACAGATGAGATGAGCAATCTTATTGATGGTCTGGTATCAGAGTGCCAGGAAATGGGGATAGAGACGCTTCCTCCGCAGGAGCTGGAACGGATGATGGATATATATGACCAGCATTATAAAAAGAGGGCGCAGGATGGCTAAAAAGTTATGGAGTGTATTTACGGATGATATGAACCACTGTTATTTTACTGGCAGTCCCTATGTGGAACGGCACCATATATTTGAGGGTAGGCAGGGATATGGGCCAAAATCGGAAAATAGGGGTTTCATAATCCCACTCCGGTATGACCTGCATCCAAACGGTTCCAAATTCCAGGCAACAGCAGAGAATAGGCAGATAGACAATAAGCTTAAGCAAATGGCCCAGGAGTATTATGAGGAGCATTACGGCAGCCGTGAAGATTTTAGGCAGGAATTTGGAAAGAGTTATTTATAGCAAGGTATCAAATCCCTTTACGGGATGATACATACAACGGTAATGATTACTGGTCAGATTGCTAATATGTCACGATATACTTTCTGACCCTGGGCCGGGACCTATCAAACCTCCTTTACCCGGCCCGAAAGGAGGGATTGAATTGAGAACCTTTAAGAATTTTGGAGTAATCCAATACAATGTATATAATGCCTTGGGAGTAGGACGGAATAATGCTATGAGCCGGTCAGAACTCAGCAGAGTAACCGGATATAGTGATAGACGAATCAGGGAAGCAATTGAGGCCTTACGTAATGATAAGGTTATCATTAACCTGGATAATGGAGATGGCTATTACATACCGGAATCAACTCTACAAGGGAGACAAGAGACCTATATATGGCTTGCGAGGCAGGAAAGACGGATGAAAGCCATGAAGGCAGCCACAAGAGGAGCAAGACGGTTTGTATCCAGTGTTAAGAGCAAGGAGATGCCTGGACAGATTAGTATGTTTGGGATAGGAGGCGTATGATGGGAAAATCACAGCGCAACAAAGGAAAACAAGGCGAGAGGGAACTTGCCAATTATCTCCGAGACTATGGATACGATTGCCGAAGGGGACAACAGTACAGCGGTTCAAATGGTGATGCGGATGTAGTAGGACTTCCTGGAATCCATATAGAGTGCAAGAGGGTTGAGCACCTTAATCTTTATGATGCCATTCAGCAGGCTATAAATGACACGCAGGCGGAACAGATACCAGCAGGCAAGGAAATTTACCCATCCGTGTTCCACCGCCGTAATCGTGGCTCTTGGTTAGTCACAATGCGCCTGGAAGATTGGATAAACTTGTATCGTGAGTGGGATGCCGGCAGACAACTGGATGGTGGTTGATATGAGGGAGAGCGTAGTATTTTACAGGAGTTTCTACGAAGCCGTCAAAGAACTTCCGCCAGAACAGTTTAAGGCCGCGGTAACTGCAATCATGGAGTATGGGTTGAATGAGAAGGAACCGGAAACAAGCGGGATAGAACGGACAATATTCCTTCTTACCAAACCACAGATTGATGCTAATAACCGTAAATACCTAAATGGAACCAAGGGTGGCAGACCTAAAACCTCGCAAGAACCAGTTAATAACCAAACCGGAACCAACAATAAACCTACAAATAACCAAACCGAAACCAAAGCGGAACCCAAGGTAAAGGATAAGGTAAAGGATAAGGATAAAGTAAAGGATAAAGAAAATACATCTTGCCCGGAGTCGGTTAAAACCGCTCCAGGCAGCCAGGTGGCAATGTCCTTTGTCCTGAATGATAAAACCCTGTTTGATGTGACGGAGAATGACGTGGCCATGTACCAGAAGCTCTATCCGGCTATTGATGTCATGCAGGAGATACGGAAAATTGTGGGATGGTGTGAGAGCAATCCCACAAACCGAAAGACTAGGGGCGGAGCTAAAAGGTTTTTAAACAGTTGGCTTGCAAGAGCACAGGATAAAGCGAGACCTTTGCAGGGAAGTACTAAGCCAGATAATAATAAGTTCCACAATTTTGACCAACGAGACACGGATTATGACGCCATTGCTATGCAACGGACAATGGAATGGATTGGAGGTAGTGAGTGAATATGGGAAAACCCAGTGCACTGTTTGTAGATAGGACATACGTGGAGCAGCAGATAGCCACATTAAGGTCTGACATCATTACCGTGCTGGAAGCAAAATTCCGAGTAGTACAGAACGACCAGGAGAGGATTATACGGCTTCTGGAGGATGTAGGCGGTAAGCAGAATGCAGATGAGAAACCACAAGTGTCTGAGGCGTATGCCTGGAAGATTGAAATGCGCCGAAGGGTAGACAAGTTGGTAAAGAGCTACCCAGAACTTTATTCTGATTTTAACAATGTACTGATGCGCATTTACAGAAAGATGCGTGATGTATATGGTTTTGTATCTGAGCAGGCCATTAAGGATTATAAATACGCTACAGGGTCCGAACGGGCCTCCTGCCTGGAGGTTATATCAGAGGATGAAAAGCTGAGGTCTATATTTGAGCCTATACTTTTCAATTTGGAGGAGGACAGCCGTAAGGAGATGGAGCGGCGCCGGATGGCAGCCGAAGCAGAGCAGGGTAAGACACGGCAGGAAATCATTCAGCCGCTTATTGAAGCTAGAGGCGACACAACAAACTTTGGATGTGCTACATATAACGTTGTGAAATCCAGGATGAAGAAACATGGAGTAAAACTGGAGGAGTATGAGGCAGAGTTTAGGAAGCGAACCGGGATTAAGCGTAAAGTATCCAACGGCGAACTGATTGACAACATGCCTGTTCTTAAACGGGAGTTTGCAAAGGCTGTGGGAGAATTGTTGGTTGAACATCAAAGCATGGTTGCTAAGACACGTATTTAGCGGAGGAAGGAGCAGGTCATGATAAGACCGATATTATTTAACAGTGACATGGTTCGGGCAATCCTGGAAAGGCGCAAAACAGTCACGCGGAGAGTAATTAAGGACACAGACGACTCAATGTATGCAGGTTTGTGCGGGCTTGGTCCTGGTTTATTCGACAAAAAAACGGGGCTTAGAGTAAAAGAACCCTATTATAGACTGGGAGATATCCTGTATGTTCGGGAAACATGGGGATTTAATCCTTGTACAAGATGTTCAAATGCGTGTAATACTCCGGCGCCGGATAAATATAAAAGAGCACCAGGATGTTTTGTATATCGAACAGACTACGGAACCACAGAAGACGATACGTTTCCGCCGTCAATGCATAAGTGGCACCCATCAATCCATATGCCAAAGGAAGCAGCTCGCATCTGGCTAAAAGTGACAGATGTGAGGGTGGAGAGGTTGCAGAAGATAACACTCGACCAGATAGAAAAGGAAGGGATTAAAACAGAGCATCCTAATGTATTGAATGGTGAGGAACAGCAATATGCTTTTTCGCAACTATGGGATTCTACGGTTGATAAGTTAAATATTGACCGTTATGGATGGACCGCCAACCCTTGGGTATGGGTGATAGAATTTGAGCGGTGTAGGAAGCCGGAGGAGGAAGAGATATGAGGGCAATGTTAGAAATAAAAAATATGCCAGATAGCTGCTATGATTGCCCATGCTGCTCCATTGATAAGCAGTGTGAGGCTAAAGAACACAAAGACATACCAGATGTGTTTCGTGGAAGGCCAGAATGGTGTCCGCTCATAGTGGTGGAGGGTGCGCCGTTGGCGGAGGCCCGGTGCTACTTGGACATGCCATGCCGGTTCCAGACACCGGTATCGAAAGGGAGCGCTTAA